TGGCATAGGTGGCATCGGCGGTGTTGGAGGTATAGGACCTGGGCCTTCAATCGGTGTGGGAGCAGTAGGTGGGGTAGGAGCTTGCGGTTGTGGTGGCTGTATACCCAAAACAGACATCAACGCCTCTGCTACAGGCGCAGCACCCGCTTGCATCAAAACTTCCATCACTGACATAATCAAATCTTCAGATAACTGACCTGTCGTGACAGCCGTTATGAATTGCTCGGCTAGTTGTTCCTGCCCAGCACTGGTCAATACCTCCGCAACCGTAGCGAATACTTGCGCCAATTCAGGTGGCATACTCTCTAAACCTGGCGGACCTGGAGGGCCAGCCGCAGGTGGAGGGGGTGGAGGACCTGGAGCCGCAGGAGGTACCCCCACCCCAGGGGGTGGCCCAGTAGAAGGAGAGACTACCGGGGCCGGACCCCCCGCTCCTCCCATCTGGTCACTGACGAACGTCATCACTAACTCAGCTAGCTCATCTTCTCCCTTGCGTTTTAGTGCAGCAGCAATTTTTGCTGCCATGATGGGGGGCATACCCTTACCCATCTCTGCAAGGGCTTTATCTTCTTCGGCCCTCGGATCACGTAACCGCATATAGATTTCCCGTGCGGTGTCTTTGGATACCAACGGAATATCATCTGGACCTCTACGCTGTGTGGCAGCTAGTGCCATACCTATCTCAGCTTCACGGTCTCGTGGCATCCTAGGCTCAACTAAGACACTGACATACCAATTAGGGTCAATCTTCTTAGGTTCGGCCTTTACTTCAAAGAAGACATCATCCTTGAATCCCCGCAAAGTGGCTGGCTTGTCTATCTTCTTATTATACTGCATCAGCAGTTCTTCGCAGCCCCAAGAGTACACCCGTGCCAGTGCGCCAGACCGTGGGCTGTAAACTGACCGTGTAGCGTCCTCAAGCATACTAAGTGCTCGTCCAGACATGGCCTCGTTTGTGCCACCGTATGCCAGGGGATAAGGTAGAGTGCTCTGCTGTATATCGGCGTTTATAAGACCTAGGATAGCCGCCGTTTCTGGGGGTGCTGTCGGTAGTTGTAGCGGCTCAATGCTCTCGCCCTCTGCGATTGGAATAACCTGCCAAGACTCGTAGGGATCGCCTTCGATCTTCTTGACCCCGTCTTTTGTCTGGTGGACTAGAGAACCAACCACTGCTCGTTTCTGGATGTCCATTAGCTGGGAGACATACTTGTTATGTGGCTCGTAGAGACCACGGGATGCTGTCCAAACAGAATCTCCACGAAACTCCAATAGTGAGTCTACGGGTCTAGCACTACCATTACGAGTACCTGGACTTGGTTGAAGGGTAGGCATAGAACCTACAGCCCCAATCAATACAGGCACATGTCCGATATCATGCTCTTCGGGTTCTTTGGCCCAGGTATCCCCTATGATTATGGCGTTATTGCACTGATCGAAGAAGTCTATCTTCTCAACCTCAGTACCCTCTATATCTATACCGTACTCGTCCTTGGCCTGATTTTTAGAAATAACAGTCTTGTAAGCAGCCCAGAGTAACCCGTTAGACCCCATCTCCCACGTGACATGCAAGGGGTCCCAGGGTTGCCCGTCAAACCTAACAACCTTCTCATTCTTAGGTACATACACTAATAAACGTAGGGCGTACCACCCACGTAGATCAATGTAGAATCCCATAGTTTCTCTTAGGGTAGGCTCTCCCCTAGCTATTAAACTTCTATCAATTTCGCTAAGTGCGCCGTGTAGGAATAGCTCACCCTGAGATGCGTTGCGGGTATCCCGCTCCTTGGCATCCTCTGGCAACTTGATCTGGATAGTTAGTGCCGATCTGTTAAGACCATCTGTGACCTTATCAAAAAAGTTACGAGGAGCACTGGACGTATAGCTCTCGTACCCCTTAACAGAGTCATACTCTACAAGGGTTAAAAGATCGAGGTCTTCATTCATGCGAGTACGCAGAGCATCGAGGTCTCCCTCTTTCTCCTTGACCGCATTCTTGATCTCTTGGATCGTTGTTAACATCCTAGAAACCCCTTATTCTTGCTCTTGTCCTACCTTATAAATCTTAGACACCTGGGAAATTACATCAGCTTCTGGATTAAAATCTGAAATTATGTAGCGTTCAGAGTCCATTAGATGAAATTGACTCTTATTTGCGATCTTGTCCGTAGGCTCATACCGATCATCCAGTTCTCTGGAGTAACTTAACTTCTCATCCAGATACTCAGACAGGTCATCGAATACAAATAACTTGTTAGATTTATGCCACCCGTAGACCCTGTTAATCCCAACTTCAACCTCATGTTCTCTGGGCTTTAGGATAGGCCAACCCGCACTAAGGAAGGACTCTCTCCAACCCTCTTCATGCCTTGCACCACCCACCCTCCTGATAATATTTTCGCCTTCCGAGAGTTTTTTGAACTTTGCAGCATGATCGAAAGCTGAGAGACTACCGGCCCTATAAGTCCTATACGCATAAAGAAATCCAGTACCTGGGTCTTGTGTGTACCAAACTGCCGCAGTGTTATTGGGGCCAAAGTCATGTCCTACATAGCAGGGCCAGTCCTTATTAAGACTAAACCGTGGAATCTTACAAACCTCTTCGTCGAAAGCATCATAGATCAGTCCAGCAGGTTTATCAAAGTGTCCCCGATAAAAGAGATTGAATTTCCATGTAGGAAGACTGTTCTTCGCCCGTAAGTACTCACTCTTAGGGAAAGAGGGGTTGATAGTGCTGTCTACTTGGATAACATCTACATCGGGTCGATCACCAGCTTTCCAAGGATCATAGACCTCTGATTTGAACCAACCCCAACTATAAAGTGTAGTTGTTCCTAGTATACGCCCTTCGGCCAGTGACAGTCTACGCAATGTAGCGTCCCAAGCACCCCTGCGAAATTGGTCTTGTCCAAGCTCATCGAGCCACGCAGCTTTGGCAGTAGCAGACTCTATAGACTCAGGGTTAGTTGCGCTACCAAAAATAACACGAAAAGCCTCCGCACCATGATACTTCTCATGGGATGTGAAAATCTTGTCAGCTTCGTGCCAGGTACCTAACTTGAGAAGCGTATCAAAGACATAGAGGAACTCAGGCTTCATCTTTAGCCGGAGTAGGGGGAAAGTGGCAGTAACGGCTAGGTAGTCACCAGGACCCTTCTCTTGGATTTCCCGTTCAAGCCAGTGGGGGCCAAATGAAGTTTTTCCACCCTGAGTCCCAATAAGGAGAAAAATCCACTTCTTCGTACTGTCCCACGCTTGGGTCTGACCTTGATGGAAATGAAGACGCAGAGTACCTTCGGGAGTGATCTCCCTAAAAGGTGGAGCCTTAATTAGGGGTGTTGTTACCATCTTCGACTACTCTGGCAACTCCGTCAATTACAGAGTCGTCCCCATAGTCCTTAACTATTTCCACCCTTGAAAGCTTAACTTCTCCCACAACCTCTCGTTTTTCAACGAACATGCCCAAGTACTTAGCAATATCCTCCAAAGCACGTAATCCATGCTGTGCATACTCTGGAGTATCTATATATTGCTCTACAGCATTTCTAAGCCGATGAAGTACATACCGGGCATTGAGGTCAACCCCTGCTGCAAACTCATCCTGCTTCTTGCGTATTGCGGATGCAATCTTGGGTAGCTGAAGATTCCTAGACCCGACAACAGCCATAGCATGGTCATCCCCACTATAGCCAGAACGCCGTGCAGCTTCCGCACTGTTCAAGCAAACCAGAAACTCTTGTATAAACCGCTCTTGCTTGGCAGAGAGTTTCGTTTCAGCCACAGGTCCAAAGCTCCGTTCCTATCTAGCCGAAGTGTACTATGCAATAAAAATCATGTCAAGCATTACATGCTTCGGTACCTCAACCTAGCTACGAACCTGTGATATAATGAGGTACGCACGGTTAAAAGGTAAAGACCGGTAATAGGCAAAAAAAATTTTAAGCTGAAAAAATATTCACAGGGTTATTTAGCATGAGGCCCAACCGGACCGGGACATGCCGCCCCCTGAAAAGGGATACGCAAGCTTCAATTCCGGAAGTCGAATTCAGTAATTTTACCTCCAATTCGCCATTTTCCGGACATATAAGGTACACGCGCCTGTTCCTTGGTACCGGGCAAAAGCTCTTAGAACATCTGATCTAGTTACCGACTTCACACGTTTGGATTCCGGAAACGCATTTCTAGAATTTACCGTCGCAATTTCTACAGACGATTTGAGGCGCTGTTTTGTCGTTGTATTTCAGTAATCAACTTGCATTGTTTGGCGTGATTTTCGCTGATTTAGCTACAAATATTGGAGCTTGACAAACTCGTTTAGATTTGAGACGATGCGTTTGGCAGATTCAGATTGAGGAGTAGAAGAGCCTAAGACGGCATTGGGCGATGCGATCACATGGCGTAGTAGTGCAGTCTGCGTGTAGCAGATAAAGCACAAGGCTGATAACAGGGCGATTAGTAGCGTCGCACGCTTAGCGCCAA